CGTGGCTGTGCCGTAGTCGCCCGCCGTGGCTGTGCCGCCGACGCCCGCCGTGGCTGTGCCGTAGTCGCCCGCCGTGGCTGTGCCGCCGACGCCCGCCGCGGCTGTGCCGCCGACGCCCGCCGTGGCTGTGCCGTAGTCGCCCGCCGTGGCTGTGCCGCCTCCGCCGCCCACTCCGCCGCCACCGCCGCCCGCCGTGGCTGTGCCGCCGACGATCTTTGCAAGGTTGGCACCCCGCTTCACCATCTCAGCGATAGCTTTGTCACGCGCTCCGGAAAAAACGACGGTGCCGCAAGGGAACTTGCATTTGTCGGTAAGATCACCTTGGCCTGACAATATGGCGGACTCTTCCACCATCACAACAAGCCAGACCGCATCACCTGACCAGTTGAGTAGTGAGCCGTTTCCTTCGCCGTTAAGGAGACCATGAAGGCCGTTGCCGCATTTGTAGGTAGGCTCCCAGTCAGAGCAAGTGACCAGCCCTTTGCGCGGCCATTTGAAGCCGCCGTATGAAGTCATGTTTGCGTTACAGGTTCGCATGATAGGTACGAGGTTCGATTTTGTTGTCATTTTTGTTTCCTCCCTTGCATGATGTACTACGGTTTGGTGCGATATTGCACCTGTTAGGCTAACGTCCGCTCGTACACTGCATTTCGTAGACTACGCCAGCCGCATGAACTCCGCTGGTCATTTTCTCGCCAAGTACATAGACGGCACGTTCTCCGCTTGCGGGATAGCGTACAGTCTGAACCTCTACTCCGGCGATATGGCGAGTGCCAGGTTTTTGCATCGCGCTAAGTATCGCCTTTTCAATAGCTTTGTATTTCATGGTTTTCATCTCCTGTACTCATCAATCGAGTACATAATCAGAGTATACAAACCGGCTATGTATGTCAAGTGCAATCTAGCATCTAGTTGTGCAAAAACTGTGAATAACTCAGTTTCGCTCAATGTTTACTCGGCTGGAAATCTTTACGTATGATCGCCTTGACGCTGCCGATGTGTGTTCTGGGCAGGGATACTGCATAGCTCTAGCGCTCACTACGCGGCCACATTTAGGGCAAAGACGCATAACAGGCGGTCGTCCACCTTTGCGTCCCAGGTAGCTCATCACCGCTGATACGGTTTTATCGTCCATAAGCAGGATTGTATGCACATAGCTGCTTTGTTGTCAAGGTGTAGTCACAGAAGGAAAGACGCGCTATAATCACGCCATGAGCGAAACGGTCAAGCTGAGTACGCTTATCCCGGACGGGAAAAATGCCAACCTCGGCTCACCACGCGGGAACCAGATGATCGAGGACAGCTTACGGCAATACGGGGCTGGCCGGTCAATCCTGCTGGATAAGCACGGGAACATCGTGGCCGGGAATAAAACGGTTGAAAATGCGGCTGCTATCGGCATTGATGACGTGATTGTGACACGTTGGGAGCAGGCGACAGGGAAGAAGGCGGTGCTGAGTGCCGGATAGCGAACAGGACGTGGCTGCAAACACGCAAGGAAAGACGCCTTACGTACCAAAGCTGACGCCTGAGATGGAGGCGCGGAAGTGGAAACCTGGGGAATCAGGCAATATGTCAGGCCGTCCCAAGCGCAAGCCCCTCACTGACGCATACGCTGCCCTGCTTGACAAGCCCATCCCTCCCGATATGGCGCGGCAATTAAAGCTAGACGAATCCACCACATACGCACAGGTAATCGCTATGTCGCTGGTGCGTGAGGCCGTGAAGGGCAAGGTACAGGCAGCGGCAGAGGTTGCGGACAGGGTAGAGGGCAAGATCACGCAGCCGATCTCCGGGCCAGAGGGTGGCGCGATACCGATTGCCAATCTAACGCCGATTGACTTTACGGACGATCAGTTGGCCGCGCTGATTACCGGGAACAGGTGATTACTCCATCCGAGGCCGCTGGTGAACTTCTAGCGCGTCGCAAGGCTCGCCGGTCGATAGCCGACTACATTCAATACACCTTTCCGTCCTATCGGCACTCAGCCTTCTCAGATGCGGTTTGTATGGCGCTCGACAAGTTCATTGAAGAAGTGCAAGGAGGGAAGCGGCCCATTCTCGTATTGCAGGCTCCACCGCAGCATGGGAAAGCCCTGGCCATTGATACCCCAATTCCCACTCCGGCTGGCTGGGAAAAGATTGGACATCTGGTCATCGGGGATGAGGTCTTCGATGAGAACGGATCGGTTTGCCGCGTGACCGGGAAGAGTCCTGTTTGGCATGACCGCCCCACGTTCTCAGTCACGACAGATGATGGAGATGAGATTATCGCGGATGCTGCCCACGAATGGGAGGTGAGATTGTGCCGCAAACAGAAGGCCCTTACTCTTCGCTCGACTCAGTATCTTGCTAACCGCACATCTAAACGCAACCCTCTAATCAAACATGCGGGGCCGATTGAATGCCCTCTTGCAGTGTTGCCGATTGACCCCTATGTGCTGGGGGTATGGCTTGGCGATGGGACATCCGCTCACGCCACGATCACGGCAAGCGATGACGACACTCCTTGGACACGGGGAGAGATTGAACGTCTTGGATACCGGACTGCCAACAGGAAAACACACAACACGTTTGGGATATTTGCTGTCACCCCAATTCTGAAGCGCATGAATCTTCTGAGAAACAAGCACATTCCTGGGGAGTATCTGCGGGCATCTAAAACCCAAAGATTGAGTTTGCTTCAGGGGCTTATGGACACAGACGGATATGTTGGACCAAAGGGACAGGTTGAGTTTTGCTCTACCAACTTGAGTCTCGCGCTTGGGGTGCAAGAGTTGGTTAGATCGCTTGGGGCAAAAGCGAATATGGCAACGTCTCGCGCTCGCCTGTACGGGAAGGATTGCGGGGCTAAGTACCGCGTGTCTTTCTATCTGGACTCCGCCGCTCGTATGCCGAGAAAAGCAATCAAGTGTCGTAGTGGGCACAAGCATCCGGGAACATACATCACGGTGACATCAGCGGGTGTGCGCGATACAGTTTGCATCCAAGTTGATTCTCCATCGCATCTGTTCCTCGCCGGACGTTCGATGACGCCGACACATAACAGCGAGATCGTATCGCGCAAGCTACCAGCTTATTTACTCTCTCGGTTCCCCCAGTGGCGCATCGGTGCGGCCAGCTATGCCGATTCTCTTGCCAACACAATGGCGCAAAGCGTTCGCATCAATCTGGCATCGCCCGAGCATCAAAGGCTATTCCCTTTAGCTATTGAGAAGCGCAAATTTGCGCTTGATCGTATGGGAGAGTTCACGTCGCCGGGCGGGACTGGAAGCTATGTGGGGGTGGGAGTAGGCGCTGGACTGACTGGCCGTCCGGTAGACGTGGGTATAGTTGATGATCCAACGAAAGGCGAGAGCGAAGCCCTTAGCGAGACAGTAAAAGAATCGCAATGGAACTGGTACCAGGCCGTCTTCTCTACTCGGCTCAGTCAGAACTCCGGGCAGATTGTTATGGCTACGTCCTGGGCGATGGACGACTTGCCGGGGCGCATTTTGGAGATGTATCGCGGCAACCCGCGCCTGACGCATCTTCGATTCCCCGCCATTAACCTACCAGATGAGGTTGGGTACAATTCTTCTCTACCGGCGGGGGCGTTAGTGCCGGAACTCCACAGCCTTGAAAAGCTACAGGAAACCAAAGGGTTGCTCTCTGACTACTGGTGGGCCGCGCTGTATCAGCAGAGCCCACGCGCCTTGGGCGGAAACGTATTCAAGGAATCAGGGATTCAATACTACCTGCCTAAAGACCTTCCGAAGAAGTGGGATAAGGTCATCACGTCTTGGGATTGTACATTCAAGGATACAGACGGCACAGACTTTGTTGTGGGGCAGGTGTGGGGACGCGCCGGGGCGAATACCTATCTACTTGATCAGATGCGTAAACGGATGAGCTTTACGGCGACTGTGGCAGCGGTGATAGAGCTTCAGAACCGCTGGCCGAAATCCTGCGAGGTGCTGATTGAGGATAAGGCGAACGGTCCGGCGGTAATCGACACCCTCAAGGCCCACGTGCCGGGAATCATCCCGATAGAGCCTGACGGGTCAAAGCTGGCCCGCGCACACGCTGTGACAAGCTATTGGGAGGCGCTGAATGTTTGGATACCCGATGCGGCTATAGCCCCGTGGATCGTTCCCTTCATATCCGAGATTACGAGCTTCCCGGCAGCAGCGCACGATGATCAGGTGGACAGCATGACTCAGGCGCTTCGCAGGTTGTATCCTCTGTTTGGTAGACTTCTCGTCTCGCAGGCCGCGATTGATCGAGCGCTGGGGTTGGTGCAATGAGGTATCGGCGCACTCAAGAGGAAATGCTGGCTGAGCCTATGCCGGTGATGTATTCCAAGAGCCAGATTACGTTGCGCGACGGTGTGCGAAGCAGCTTCCCAAGCTGGCGTGGGTCACGTCCGTTTGACTTCCGTAACGGTTGGACACGCTTAGGCGATTTCTTCGCTGAGGGATACTACCTGCGTGACGAAATGAGAGAATTGGTGCATAATCGTTTTGGAGTGAGCCTTTAATGGAAAACGAAAAGCCTACCGAGCAGCCGTCAAGCAGCCGTGATCGTGTCCGCCGTTTCCGCGAGAGGAAACGTAAGAGTAACGAACTTGCAACGCAGCGAATCAGCCCATCGGCGGTTCGGTTAGCTCTTGAGGAGCCAGTCGAGCGCGTCCACTACCCTATCCGCATCCCTGTGATACCGGCAGGCGTTGTTCCAAGTGGAACAATAGCTCAGGTGGCAATGGACTCAGAACCAGCCTACGAGTGTGCGCGGCTGGCAATGGACGCTGGGCCTCAGTTCGGCTCCCAACTCTATGCGTACAGCAATATCGAAGGATTCCCCGGCTATCCATACCTGATGCTCTTGGCGCTACGCTCGGAATACCGCAACATGGCTACCGCGCTGGCTACTGAATTGACGCGCAAGTGGATTAAATTCAACAGCACAGATACCGAGGATGAATCGACCAAGACGAAGATTACCGAGATTGAGCAAGCGTTTACGGCGTTGGGAATTCAGGGCATTATCCGCAAGGCTGCTGAACATGATGCGTTCTACGGAACCGGCCAGATTCTCATCAACATCAAAGGGGCAGACCTAAAGACGCCGCTCATTATCGACTCGCGCACAGTCAAGAAAGACAGCCTGATTGGATTTAAGAACGTCGATCCGATCTGGACAACGCCGCTGATGTACAACTCCCTTACGCCCTCCAGCCCGAACTTCTACAGGCCGGATAGCTGGTGGGTAATGGGTGAGCATTGGGACGCATCGCGGGTAATCGTGACCGTCACCCGCGAAGTTCCCGACATCTTCAAGCCCGCGTTCAACTTCTCCGGCATGAGCTTATCGCAACTTGCGGAGCCTTACGTCAATAATTGGCTGCGTACTCGGCAGAGCGTTTCTGACCTCATCAACAACTTTTCTATCGTGGTTCTCAAGACAGCGATGGACCAGGTGCTTACCGGCGGTGACGACGGCTCAAACCTGTTCTCCCGTATCAAGCTATTCACAGCCACGCGCAGCAACAAGGGCGTGATGGCGCTGGACAAGGACCGCGAGGAGCTTGAGCAGATCGCCGTTCCCTTGGGCGGCCTACACGAACTCCAATCCCAGGCGCTTGAGCAGCTTTGCGTCGTGTCGAGGGAACCTGCAACCGTTCTGACGGGCATTACTCCTTCAGGCTTTGGCAACGTGGCCGAGGGCGAAGTACGCAT